TCAAGGAACAAAGCGTGCGTAATGGGCGTTGACGGTGGTGGCCCGGGCGGAGGCGTATTCCTCGGGGGTCAACAGATCTTTTAGTTCAGTGTACTCGTTGGCCCACTTCGCGTTATCCGCGTCAAAGGCCGGGGCCAGCGCACCCCAGCCCACATAGCGGGACAAGATCTCCTGCTCCTCGGGCGTGGCGAGACGGTTTTCTGCCTCAATCTGCTTCAAGGTGCGGATTGCCGCCGCATTGTACTGATATTTCGCCTTTTCTCCGCCTACGCCCAGGTTCTCGTCGGTGATACGGAAATTGTGCTTCTCCGGGCCGGAGTGTAGCTCCTCAATGACAACCTCAAAGGCCCCCGTGTCCACACGCCCCACTGTTTTGGTGGGGAAGGGTGCGGACGGCGGTGTGACCTTACCGCCGTCTATCTCGGTACGGGCTTCCGGTACAGCGGGGACCGGCGCTTCCGCCGCCGCGCTGTTTCTGAGCTGGGCGGCCATATCTGCGGCGATATATGCCTCGCTGCGCTGTACCTCCTTGACATACTCCCGCACCAAGGAAACCGGCTCGGAGCGGAAAACCGGGAACCAACCCCTCATGTCCAAATCCAGCAGGCTGACCGTCCCAGCCTGAAAATCCACACTGTCAATTTTCATCCGCCGCCCGTCCATGGTCAGCTCCATGCCCAGGGGGATGTACTCCGCCGCATCCATCGCCTGGATGATTTCATAGGGCGCGCCGGGGTCGCGTTCCGGGTCAGGTTGGGCCAGCACAACGCTGTGTCCGTGCTCCAGCAGCTTTGTCATCACCGCCTGCCACGCCATAGGGCTCCCGGTGACGGCCACAGCGCCCAGACCGGGAATGTCACGCACCGGCAGCTCCGTTCCCAGGGCAGGGGCCGCCGTCTCCGCGTCCCTGCCGTAGAACAGCAGATAACCGCCCACCCGGACGCCAACGAGCTTGTCCGGGTGAGCGGCTTTCAGATTCAGATATTCCTCCACATTGGGGGTCAGATCAGGTTCGGCCTGGACAGCGGTAAAGGCTTCCGGTCCCCTTGGCGCATCCGTCCCGGCGGGTTCTGTGGTCTGCTCCGGCTGGGAATGAGACAGTGCAGGGTAGGTTTCGCTGATGATCATCTGATGGAGCCGGTTGTGGAAAGCGGTATTATCATAATACTGCTTCATAAGCGTTGGGTCATTGATGGCCAGCACCGCCCGTTTGATCGCCTCGTTCCCCTCCAGAACAGCCAGGTCCCGGTCCGAGTTGACGCAGGCGTTTCCATACGCCGCATCCTCCAGCACCAGATCCTGGACCATGGGCGCGTAATATTCATAGATCTTCTTGATGGTGGGGGTATCTCCTAAAGCGCCATGTTCTGCTGCCAGTGCCGGAGCGGGGTCCAGCGTCTTGCCGTTCTGGTCAAAGGTCAGGCGTACATCCTCGCCGTCCTGTTCTATAAGGGCTTCACGCTTGTGATAGCGCTGCCGGCTGATATTGCCCAGCCATTGCTGGGCAAAGGTATTCAAATCACGGCGCAGCTTGGGAATCTGCTTGCCGGGTTCAGGGTAGACCTCCTGATAAAGCTGAATTGAGCCGTCCTGCCGGAAGGTCAGCGGCTCCAGCGCCCCCTCCTCACGGTTCACGCGGAAGGTCATCTCCGGGTCGCGCATCAGATCGCCGTTCAGCGTATAGGTGTGGCTGACAGCAATCACATCCGGTTCGATCCACTCCAGATGGAGAGGCATCATGCTCTCCCCGGCCTCCAGCTTCAAATAGCGGTACGCGCCGCTGGATATCTCCGGAAACAATTTTGTAAACGTGCGGTAGTTCAGCTCTGCTTTGGATCGTCCTGGCCGCTTCTCCCTTGCAGGGAACTCAAGGGCGGGAACCTTTGCGGCAGGCTCCGGAATGGGCGGCGGGACGGGCGGTTCCGGCTCTGGCGCGGCAGAGAGGTCAAGAGACAGCTGGCCGTCCCCATCCTCCCGCGTGCCAGCCTGCATCTTTTGAGCGAGGGCGCGGGCCACAGCGGAAAGCTCCCCTTCGGGGACGTCCGGGGCGGCAGCATCTGTGCGCAGGGGCTCCGGCGGGCCCGGCGTATTCTCCCGTTTGGCCTCCTTTTCCGCCTGTTTCAGCCGCCGCTCCGCCGCCAGGGCCGTCTCCGGCAGCGGAGTAAACAGGGGAGATTCCCCCCGCTGGTAGGCCGCCATATCCCGAACGGCGTACTGCATGGTAAGGTAGTGGGGCGTATCAGGCGGAAGGGGCGCAAAGTCACGCAGCATTTCGTCAAACAGCTTTGTGGTCTGCTCCGGGCTGTCCAGCAGGGGGAGGATATCCCGCTCCGCCGCCTCCGGGTCCCACTCGCCCAGGCCGTTGGGCTTGTGGAACTGGAACGCATAGATCTTCCGGGCCAGGGCCAGCTTTTCATAGGCTGGGAGACCTGCCTTTTCCTGTTCGCTGAGATATGTCCCACTGTCAATCAGGCTCCGGACGCGCTTCTGCACCTGGTTCCAGCTCAGCGTAACCGTATCATAGCCCTGAAACCCGGAATTTTCGTCCTCGCGGGTCAGCTTGAGCCCTTTGGAATCATACGACTCGTTATAACCGGTACGGCTCAAGCCGCCTGTGCCGTAGAGCTCCTTCAAACATTCCGCGCACTCTTTGGCATTGTGACCCTGGATAAAATAGGAGTAGAGCTGCGGCTTAGCATTTGAAACGCGGGGACCGTTGGCAATCAAGCGGTTGATCTCGTCCTCCGTGATGAAGCTGGCCCTGGCAGGGGCAAAATCCTCCTCCGCACGGAACGCCGTGACAGGCTTATCCATGTCTTGAATCCGGGCGATGAGGACTGCGGGGTCCATAGAGGGCCGGAAGCGCAGCAAATCCCGGCTGCTCTGGTACGCCACAGCAAATATCCGCAAATCTTCTTCCAGCTTTTCCCGCTCCTGGGGATTCCGCAGCACCTTTTCCATCGCCTTTGTCCCGTCGGGAAAGCCGGGTTCGGCATACCCCTCCGAGATTGCGGGAAGATAACCCCGCTTTTCGGCCTCGTCACTGAAGTCACGGCGCAGATACCACAGCGTCTCCGCCAGCTCCCGGAACTCATTGTCACGGGCGGTGTCAATCTTATCCTGGGCGGCAAACCTCCCGTCCCGCAGGAGGCCGGACACCATACCGGCAGCTTTGAGCCAGGGCGTCAGGGTACTGCCGGGCCCAAAGGCGGACCGCCCCGGCGCGATGCGGAAGCCCTCCCGGCTGAACCAGAGCGCGTAGTTTTGTCCGGCGATGGTGACACCCTTGCCGCCCTCGCCAAACTCCTGTTTCAGAAAGGCGGCGGCGGCAAACTCGCCGGGGCTTTTTTGAAAAAAGGCCACAATATGCTCAATGCTGTGGGCTCCATTGCCGCCGCTGGTGAGGGCCCGGCCAATCACCGCGTCCGGCACCTGGCCTTCGGGAAGTGAAATCTGCCCCTGAGCCTGCCGGTCCGATTCCTGGGCCTGAACGATGGTTTCCACCTGCTCCTCCACCGTGGGAAAGAGGGAAAACAGTGAGAGATCCGGCTCCGCAGGGGCGGGCGGCTTCTCCGCAGACACAGAAACGGCGGGCTGTCCGCCCGCCGTCTGCTCCTCTTGTGTTATCTGTAGACGATCTCCGCCAGTACCTGCTCCTCCGCCTGGGCTGTGAAGCGGTTCACCGCCTGCACCCAGCCCATCTGATCCCGGGCTTTCATCGCCTCGTCCACGCCGCTCTGCTTCATCAAACCGGCCACCATCTGATCCACCTGCGCCTGGGCCTGCCGGTCGATCTCCCGCAGGTGGGGCTCCAGCCGCCCGGTCAGCAGCATGGAGGTGTACGTCCCGTGGTGATGCTCCTCCAAAAAGGTCTCCCGCAGCATCCCGTATTTCCCCAGGGGCATCTCCTCCAGGTCCTCCGCCCCGTCCAGCGTCAGGTCCGGAATCAGGTAATCCCCCGCCTGCCTGTAGGCCAGCTCCTTCATCGTGTCCGCTCCTTTCTTCTTCGCTTTCTCGATTTAAAGCATTAAAGTATTTCCCGGCATCAGTATACCCTATCACCGGCGGTTTTGCAAGGTCCTTTTCCACATTTTTTTGCGGACTTCTGGCCTGCTCCCGGTCAAAGGCTCTCACCGCGCGGCCAATCTCGTTCAGCAGGTCCATAGAAATCCTGCTGGCGGCGCTGCCCAGGTGGTGAAGAACGGCGGGGGTGGAGAATTCGGTGATGCCGGAAAGGTCCCCGTCCTCCAGATAATCGCCGGGGTCCAGGCCGCAGCGGGTGAGGACGGCATATTGGACGCTGGCGGTCAGGAGACCGCGAAAGCGGACCTCTAGATTGAGCGCGTCCAATTCCTCCAGCAGACTGCCCTGCGCGTCATAGCGCAGCTCCTCCAGATGGTCCCGGTACACCCCGTCCACAGCGCGGGCTGCCTGCTCCATGAGCTGCCAGCCAATGTCCGTTACCTCGCTGGGGCCATACTGCCGCTCCAGCGCTTCCGAAACAGCGCCGGACTTCTCCGCCGTCATATCCCACAGGTAGGGCGTCCGCGCCCCCTTCACCGGACGGGTGTCCGCCACATCAAAGACATATTCCAGGCGGGGCCGTCCGCCGCCGCCCTTTTTGATGAGGGCAATCCCTCTGGACCCAGGCTTGACCCACCGCCGCATGGTCTCGTTCCACAGCTCCATACTGGCACAGGCGGTAGCGTCCGGCCGCTGGGCGTAGATCAGGAGCTGGTCGTCAAAGGAATATTTGTAGAGCCGGGCGGCGGTGGTCAAATATTGCTTCCAGCCAGCCGTATTCCGCGTGACGGTACGGGCGGTCTGGTCCGCCAGCTCGGACACGAATTGCAGTTTACTCGCCATGAAGCCCTCCATTTCGTGAAAAAGTGAAAAAAGGCACGAAGGAGGGCAGAATCGTCCCCCTTCGTGCCTCAGAAAATTGCGCTGGGTTTGTCCAATTTGTGTCTGTGCGCATTTACCTCATCCGGCGCTGCCTGCCTTATTCTGCGTCTCCTGCGGCGCTGACGGCGGACACCAGGGCATACACCGCGTCGTCCAGCGCGTCGAGCACAGGCTTCTCCGCGCAGGCCGCCAAGTCCATCAAGTCCCTCACCGTGTCCCCGCGCAGACCCAGCCGTACCGCCAGTTCCTCCGCGCTGGGGAAGTGGTTTCCGCTGTCCAGAAACCACTCGCAGGGCATCCCGAAGAACCGGGTGAGCGCCTGGAACTGATACAGGTCCGGCGCACTGCTCCCATTGCGCCAGCGGTTTACCGTGGACACGGACACGCCCAACCGGCAGGCCAGCTCTCCAGGCTCCACGCCGCTGACAGCCAGCATCTGGTTCAAGCGGCGGCAAAATTGATTTTTATCTTGATTCATGCTCGATTTCCTCCCTTTTTGTCAGTTTTGCTGTCAAACTCCAGCTTGAAGCGGACATATTTGCCGCCATCGTCGTCCAGGACGATTGTGGCGTCATACAACACGCCCTTCTGCTCCGAAAACAGGCCGGTAACAACAGTACGCCCGTCTTTCAGGAGAGAAGCGGCGATTTCCTTCGTTAGTTCCTTGCGCTTGGCGGTAAAAAAGCGGTCGTTTTTCCACAGGGTGAAGCCGCAGGGGGTATCGTGGTAGCTCTCACAATAGAAACTTTTTTTGCCCTCCACCACGTTCCTGCCGCAGCGGGGGCACCTGCCGATTACCGTCCGCCCGGACTGGGCGAGGGCGGCAGAAGAGACCGCCGCATTCCGGTAGGATTCCACCAGTTCGGTAAGCATAGCGGTGATTCCGGCCATAAAGTCCTCCGGGGCCAGCTCGCCCCGCTCCACGGCCCCCAGCTTGTCCTCCCACTCCGCCGTCAATTTGGCGGACTTGAGCTGGTCCGGCATGGCCCAGACCAGGGCGATCCCCCGCTCCGTGGGGATAAGCTGCCGTCCCCTCCGCTCCACAAAGCCGGAGCGCACCAGCTTTTCGATGGTGGCAGCGCGGGTGGCCGGGGTCCCTAACCCCCTGCGTCCGGCATCCCCCGCCCCGGCGTGCTCCATGGCCGCTAACAGCGTGTCCTCGGTAAACCGCACCGGGGGCGAGGTCGCGCCCGCCCGCAGCAGCGCGTCCGCGCCCTCCAGCCGCTGGCCCTCCGCCAGCGCGGGGAGAGCGGGGGCGTAATCCTCCGGCTTCTGCTTCAGCGCGGAGAGGAGCGCCCCTTCGACTGCTTTCCAGCCCGCCGCTTTAACCGTGCGGCCTTGGGCGGTGAAAGAGACGCCGCCGCACGCCAGGATGAGGTTGGTTTCCGCGTAAATATGGGGCTCACCCACGGCGCACAGCAGACGGACGGAGATCAGAGAGAGGATATTCCGCTCCCCAGTGGGTAAGACTGCAAGATCTGCGCCGGAAATCTCCGCCGTGGGGAGGATGGCGTGGTGGTCGGTGACTTTGCCGCCGTCCACCACCTGGGCGGCGTGTACCGGAAAGGGACGGCCCGCCAGGAAGGGCAGCGCCCCCGCTGCCGCCGCGCACAGTCCAGGCAGGCCCTCCGCCATGTCCTCCGCCAGATAGCGGCTGTCTGTCCGGGGGTAGGTGGCCAGCCGCTTCTCATAGAGGGCTTGCAGATAGTCCAGTGTCTCCTGGGCGGTATACCCAAAGAGCCGGTTGGCCTCCCGCTGGAGGGCGGTCAGGTCGTAGAGCTTCGGGGGGCGCTCCGTCCGGTCCCTCTGCTCCACGGATTTCACCTCAACCGGCGTGCCCAGGCAGGCCGTCCGCAGCTTTTCCGCATCTGTTTTGGACGAGAACCGCCCGCTTGCGGCCCGAAGGCCCGGTGTATCCAGCTCCACAGTATAAAATTTCTCCATTTTGAATTTCTTGATGGCCGCCTCCCGCTCCACCAGCAACGTTAATGTAGGGGTGAGCACCCGGCCCACGTTCAGCGTCTTACCTTTATAAAGACAGGTAAACAGCCGGGTGGCGTTGATGCCGGTGAGCCAGTCCGCCTTGGCGCGGCAGAGAGCGGCGGCGTAGAGGTTGTCGTATTCCCGGCTGTCCGCCAGACAGTCAAAGCCCCTGCGGATAGCAGACGCCTCCATGGAGGAGATCCAGAGCCGCTTGACCGGCTTGGTGCAGCCGCAGAGCCGGTAGGTTAGCCGGAAGATCAGCTCCCCCTCCCGCCCGGCGTCTGTTGGATAGTTGGAATAGGTGACTTAGAAAATATCCATTATTCAAGGGTTTCCAGTGCCCCTATGAACTTGTAATGGATAGTAAGTCGTTGAATTTTCTGCCCGTCAACTTCTACGGGTTCAGAAACAAGAATTTTTTCTATAAGTTGGTTGATTATCTTAAAATTGAGTTCCGTTATTCCTGCATAACCGCTTATCTGCTCTGCAAAATGCTCAATGGAAGATAACTGTTCTTTGTCCGCTATGGCACTTTTTTCAAGTTCCTTTATCTTGGCTGTCAGTTCTTCCTGCTCGCTGTCAAATCGTGCCGACAGCATTTGGAAACGCTTTTCTGTTATCAGTTCCCTTGTCAAGTCCTCATACAGTTTGGCATACAGGTTTTCTATTTCCGACACTCGCTGTTTACATTGCCTTAGTTCCTTTTTCTGCTGTTCCTTATCCGCTGACAGTTGGAGATTAAGACGCTCGGCAATCTCCGTTACCATAGCTTTCCTGTCCGCCAGTGCCTGTCCTGCGTGTTTCTGAATGTCTGCAAGCACAACTTCGTGAACCGTCCTCGCCTCAATGGTGTGTGATGAACAACCCTCTTTCCCAAACTTGCGGTACTTGGTACAGCAGTAGAAAGTCTTGTCCAGTACGTTGTTACGCTTTCTTTTCTGCTCGACTTTGGCAAGCATGGCACTCCCACAATCGGCGCATTTGATAACCCCTCGGAAAATGTTGTCATATCCGCTTGAACTTTCCCCGATAACGGGCGGTCTGCTCTCCAAAATCTTCTGTACGGTGTTCCAACGGCTCTGCTCGATAATCGGTTCATGTGTGCCATAGATAACTTCACGCTCCGCATACGGGATATACTGTCTTTTCTTGGAACGCATGGTCTTGGTCGGTCTTTCCGCTACGGTAAGGTTTCCTGCATAAACGGGGTCATGCAATATCTTGCTGACATAGGCGGTGTCCCAGTCATACATCTTTTCCTCATCAGTGTACCGCTCAAACATTTCTTTTTTGTAGAAACTCGGCTTTATGACCTTTGCCTTGCGCAAGCGGTTACAGATAGTGTGAAGCCCCACGCCCTCCTCGGCGATTGAGAAAATCAGTTCCACAATGGGGGCGGTCACTTCATCAATGACAAGGTGGTTATGGTCTTTCTCGTCTTTCTGATAACCGAATGGGGCGGTAGTAGCCATATACTTGCCCTGCATTTTCCTTGCGTGGAGTGCGCTCTTGATTTTCCTTGACGTGTCCTTTGCGTACATTTCATTGATGATGTTGCGGAACGGTGTAATGTCCATTTGTGCGTTGTCTATGGAGTCCACGCCGTCATTGATTGCAATATACCGCACGTTATGGTTGGGGAAAAACACCTCGATATAAGTACCTGTTTCAAGGTAATTCCTCCCCAAACGTGACAGGTCTTTTGTGATGAGCGTTGACACTTCCCCGTCCTGTATGTCCTCGATAAGCTGTCGGAATGCGGGGCGGTCGTAGTTTGTACCGCTGTAACCGTCATCAACATAGAACTGGCAGTTCAGAAAACCGTTGCGCTTTGCATAATCTTTCAGCATGGTTTTCTGAGAGCTAATATGTAAAGGGTGGTTTCTGCCACCAAATACATATGACTGCGGCTCATTTGTGGTGAATGGAACTTGCAGTTGTAGGAAAGGAGAAAAAAGTCCGTAATTGCAGGCATTTCAACACGAAAGGAGTCCGTATTTATGAAATCACTATATGAACGCATGGGCGGCACATACCGCCAGGAGGGCGATTACTTCGTCCCCAATCTTGTCCTGCCGGATACCGGCGCATACCCCCTCGGCAAGTATGGCCGTATGCGCCGCCGCTATCTGAAAGAGCATTACCCCGCGCTTTACAACACCATGATACTGAATGACACTCTCCACCAGCACCTTGTCGAAATTGACCAGACCTGTCATGAGCGCATGGAGCACATCTGCGCCGCTATGGCAGCGCAGGAGGGCGTGACCGAGGCCCTGAAAACCTTCGACCAGCTTGCGTGGGTAGAGCGTATGAACGGCATCCATAACCGCGCTGAGGAAATTGTTATGACTGAATTGGTCTATACGGAAGATGGGAGGGCCTGAAGATGAAGAAAAATGTGCTATCGTTTGTATCCGGCGCGATCGCCATGTTGCTATTGGTTGGTCTGCCTGTGACGACTCTGGCGGCAAGTGGCACCATCCGAATCGAGGTCAGTCCCATCAGCATCCTTGTGGACGGCGAGGTGTTCCAACCCAAGGATGCCAAGGGCAACGATGTGATGGTGTTCACTTACAACGGCACGACCTATGCTCCCCTACGGGCGCTGGCGGAAGCCTACGGGCTGGAGGTGGGCTACGATGAGGAGAGGAACATCGCCACCGTCAGCAAGCAGCCCACACAGACGCAGGCCCCCATCGCGGACACAGGCTATGCCGACTTTGAGAAGCAGTGGACGGTCAAGGAAAAACCTGTCACCAATTACGGCAACGAGAAAATCTTTACCGTAACCTACTCCGGTGATCTGAGTAGGAGCGAGTTCAAGGCATGGTGGAAATCCTACGACCTGTCCACCATCAAGGAATATGCCGAGCGGATGATGGCGGAGGTACAGAGCGAGGTCCCCGGCTACACTGTGACCGCCTATTTCTCCTATGGGCAGTATAACCTTGGCAGCGTCCACGCGGAGAGCGACTTTACCGGCAGCAACTTTGACGCCGCCGGAGTGTGGATCAAGTAAAGTTCATAGAGCAGCATAACAGGAAAACCCGTTTTCGGCAATCAGTCGAAAGCGGGTTTTCTGCTTTTTCTGTCAATGACGGTGCCTGCGAGGGCGACAAAAGGGGCCTGCAAGGTTGTTTGCAGTCAGGGGAAAATGCGTTAAGCTGAAATTGCCAAATAGAATGTCAATACGAGAGCAGTTCACGTCCCTGCTTTCCTCCTACATAACAAAAATCCAAAACAGAAAGGTGGCGCAGGCTGACAGCTGAATGACCATCCGAGCAGCTATCACTTCGGGGAAGTATGCCATGATAAGAGCATACCAAGGGTGAAATACAACGACACAGCACCGACTGGGGGATATGCCTGTCAGGAAAAGGTCTTTGACAATGGTATAATACAAAGCAAAATTTTTTAGATTTTCCAGTGTATAACAAGCTCGGTGCTGGTGGCTTCAATTCTGGAAATCAGCGTATCCACCACACGCCGCTTGTCGTCAAAACTAACCTCGTCCCAGTTTTTGAGATAGCCGGATATGCTTTCAATCTGAGAACTTGAAACAGAATTAGCGGTGAGGTCGGCCACCAGCTTTAACTGTTTTTGCCGCTCCGCGTCCAATTCTTCAATGCGGTTATTGGCGTACTGCAACAAGAGAGGGTTTGCCCCGGTCAGCGTGTCAATCAGCTTTTCAATCTCGGTTTCAATTTTGGCGAGTTTGGCGCGGGCGGCGGTGAGCTTTGGATTATAGCCCTCCGCCTTGCCGCCCCTCAACGTCTGAAATTCCCGCATCTTCTTAACCATTTCATTATAGACCGATTTTTCCAGCTCGTGCCGTGTCAGCGTTCCGGGCCCCGGACAGCTTTTGTTTTCTACGCGCTGTCTGCATCTCATGTACGTCACCCCATTTGCGGCGTTCAGACCTACTAACGCATATCCGCAGCACCCACACTTGATTTTCCCGGCCAGCCATGTATTATGGCATTTCCGGCCATTCTGAAACGTGGTGTTTTGGGATAGCTTGTGCTGGACGTTCAGCCAGAGCGCCGAGGGGATACGGCCCTTGTGGGGAGCGATAACAAGAATATTCTCCTCGCCCTCCCGGCCTTGGTATAAGTAACAGCTATAATCGCCCGTGAACAATTCTGGGGGGCTTTCGATTTTCGCGCCCTGGGCTTTGAAGTGTTCGTAAATATCCATATCGGCCTGGACGTAAACCGGGTTACGCAGGAGCTGCGCCAAAAATCCCCGTTTCAGCGTTTTCCCATACACTTGAATTTCATTCTCGGTGAAATACCGGGTAATATCGCCATAGGAGGTTTCGGGCTCCGCATACATTTCGTACATCAATTCGGCGTATTCCATCTCGGCGGTTTCAATCAGCCGTTTTGTTTTGATACCGTCCATCACGATGGGCTCCGTATCAAAACCGTATGGAGCGCGGCCCCGCATATAGTAGCCCTTGGCGCACCGGGAGTAAAAGGCGTCCGTCACACGCATCTGGATGCTTTCCCGTTCCAGTTGGGCGAACACGATGCAGATATTGAGCATCGCCCGGCCCATCGGGGTTGACGTATCAAATTTTTCGGTGCAGGAAACAAACTCCACGTTGTACTGCTTGAACAGCTCCATCAGCTTTGCGAAGTCCACGATGGAGCGGCTGATCCTGTCCAGACGGTAGACAATCACCCGCCGGATAAGCCCGGTTTGAATGTCTTTCAAGAGCCGCTGGAAATCGGGCCGTTCAATATTTTTACCGGAGTACCCTTTATCCTTATATTCTTTCGCCTCACCACCCTTTAGTTCGTAACGGCAAAATTCAAATTGACTTTCAATGCTGATGCTGTCCTTTTTGTCAATCGACTGCCGCCCATAAATCGCATCTATTCTATTATCCATAATTAGCTCCCTTCCGTTAAACGGGAGCCAACCTACAATTATATTATACCTCGGGCGGCCCCATGTCACAAGGATGTCAATGGGTTACACGCGCTGTCCAGTGTACTTGCTGAACACGTCAAACAGCTTTTGCTCTACCTCACGCTTGCGCTGTTCCCGTTCCTTTGGGGGGAGAATGGGGGTAAGGTTTTTGATGGTGATTGTCCGCTCTCCCATAACAACGGTTTTGACTTCGCTTTGATACTTTGGCTGTGTTTGCATGAACTCCCTCCCATTTCATAAAATTTTGGCAGAAGAAAAGGGCGGCACTTTTTACAGTGTCGCCCTTTGGCCTGTCTCAGCTTTGGGACAAAATGTCCCAAACTTAACGGAAACTATGTAGGAAATGCGCTCCGGCCATTTCCGGCTCCGGCGTTGCCCTCTCATATACCACCAGAAAAGCGGACAGAAAAGAGGGGTAACTTGATGGAGATTATTCAGAAAATGCGCCCTGGCTATTTCCGGCCCCGGCGTTGCCTCCTTATATACCACCAGAAAAGTGGAGCAAATGGAGACGGCAATCACATATTTTTTTGAAAAACCTCCCCTCACTAACCGAGACATTTTTGGATGATTTTCGGACTGGCCCAGAGGGAATTTTTCAAAAATCTTTTCATGTTCGCCAGCCTACCCAGCCGGAGCCGCCCGCTATGCACTGGCGGGGAAAAACTTCCTCTCATATACCAAAACATTTTTTCGCTATTTCCAAGTGGGGAAGTCAAAAATTTTTTGATACTGCGCTATGTAACGGGAGGGATGCCGCCGGGCAGGAAAAGGGGGCGGCACTGTGAAAAGTACCGCCCCAGCTTTGGAGCATTTTGTAAACGCAAGTTGTCTGAATTTAGTCACCATCACTTTTTGTTATTTCTGTCAAAGACAGCTCTAACTGGTACACATTTTCGTTACCATCCATATCTTTCGTTGTAAGCTCAAAATAGAGAATGTTTTTCAAATCACTTGTACCATCAATTTTTATTCTCCTAATTGCGCTGTCCCCCGATATTTGCCCTAAGTCACCAGAAACATTGACTGTATCTCCCGTCATGTCTACCATACCATTAGAAAGAATAACATCCTTTTCGTCACCAGCCATAATGTAAAATGTGGTGGAGTACGATGCAATGTTATCGAAAAAATCATCACTTACTTTCAAATCACCGCCAGAAAAGGTTTCTTCTGTGCCATTCAAAATAATAATGCCATTTGAAATTGAAAGCTGTTCATTCTCCCCACTGAAAGAATACACTGTTAGCTGTTCTTGCTCTACCTTTTCACATCCAGCTAATGCCAGTATAAGTATTGCCATAAAGACCAACACTCTCAATTTTACCATATTCAATGCCTTCCCAATTTCCAAGTTGTTAATAGACATTAAGTATATCACATTCTTGCCAAACAATCTACCCCAGCTTTGGGACATTTTGTCCCAAAGCAGACTTATATTTTTCAAGTTTAATATTCTCGCGCTTCTTTTAATAATTCCTCCGGGGTAATACCAAACAGTTTTGCCAACGCCATTAAATTAGACGTACTCGGATCTGAAGTTCCGCCTTCCCATTTTGATACAGCCTGTCGGCTCACCCCTAAATATTCTGCTACAAATTCTTGTGTCATTTTATTATCAGTCCGGTGTTTTTTTATCACCTCTCCTAATGCTCTTTTTGATACTTTCTTTTCTTCGCGTACTTCGCTTGATTTCAAATATGTCTTTAGGGCTTTTATTAAGAGTTGGGCAAGATACAAAATTCCTATAATTATTCCGCATGGTATGATAGCAGCCCACCCTGCAATAATGACACAAAGTGCAAGGACACCTGCGGCAATCGTAGCTGGTAAAGATTTCATAAAAGTTCTCCTTTCAAAACGAGGTAGATTTATTTGCAGTTGTAATATAACAAATCTATCTCACTATTTCTACCAACTATCGCGCAACTTTAGTGGTTGCGGTGCAAAATAATTTGAAAACCCAGAAAAAAGAGTGACGTGTTTAAGCGGTTTCACAAATGGCAAGCAAGGCAAGTGTGGCCACACTTGCTATTTTTGACTGGCCGGGGGCCGTCAAAAATGCTTGTTGGGGAGCCTCCCCAACCCCGGCTCTTTGGGACAAAATGTCCCAAAGAGGTTGGCTGCGTCACCGCCACTGTCGCAGCGGTTCCTTATCGTCCCGTTCGTCCGTCAGTCCGGGCAAATGGTCAATATTGCGGCCTGCCATTGGGGGGAGAACCGGGGCGGTACTGTGAAAAGCACCGCCCCAGCTTTGGGACATTTTGTCCCAAAGGTTCATCTTTTAATTGCTCAGTACGCAACTACTATCGAGATAATCTACAAAGTCAACAGAATACTCTGCGCCGTCCACCGGCTCAAATCCCGGGACTTTGCCTTCCGCAAAATCCGATAGTTTGTATCCAGGAATTTTACCGCTTTCAATATCTGCGATAATTTGCTCCATCTCTGCCTCGGTATATGTCGGGCGTGTAGGCTGATGATATAAATCATCTTGCTGCTGATTTATGGCGCCTTCCGGTGTGATATTGAAGTCAAAATTATCAAAATTATTAAGTTTGGCTGATGGAAAGCTGCTTTCGGCAGGCAAATCGTTGAGCTTGCTGTCCGGGTTGTAAAAATAATTCCCGTTTTCATCAAAGGAAAATCTGGGGGCAGTCATCAGCCGACCAGCAAAAATTGTCGTATTGCCATTCTCATCCGTTATACCATAATCAGCCTCCTGTCGGTCAGAAGCAGCAACGGCGGTAGTCGCAAAGGCAGTAGTCACACCAGCAACCAGCGCCACAGCCAAAACGAGCGAAAAAACAGATGCCTTTTTGATTTTCATAATTGCAGTTATCCTTTCTTCAATCGCATTTTTATTAAAGTTGTTGCACAGAGGGGTCAAGCCGCTCCGTGTTTCTTCCATGCTGATAAGTGACCGAGCATAGGCCGCCCTTGTGTTTTCCCCGAAAAGCCGGACAACGGCCTCATCGCAGGAAAGCTCAATATCCCGGTTTGCGAGAATATACATCGCCCACACTAAAGGGTTAAACCAATGCACACACACCGTCGCAATCAGCACTAATTTTGTAACACTGTCAAAGCGCCGGATATGCACATATTCGTGTGCTAAAATGTATTGCAGCGCCTTTGTGTTTTCCCATTCGGTAGACGTTGGCATCAAAATCACCGGACGAAATACGCCATAAGTGAGCGGTGCGGAAAACCGGCTTGACTGCCGAATAGTAATTGAGCGTTTCAGCCGATGGGTACTCAACCAGTTTTTGATAAAATCATTGTTTACCGGAAAGGACGTTTGAAATTCTTGTCTGCACTTCCAATATGCTATGGCAAAGACGAAAGCGCAGACCAGCACCCCAACGACCCAAACAACCACCCACACAGAAACGGGGCTTGCAGTGTTTGAAATGTTGCCGGGCATAGTCGCCATTTGCTCCGTTATTTCAGTCGGCAGCATTCCAACAGTCTGCGGGCCTTTTGCGGGATTTACTGCGGGCGCGTGATTGCCTATCAGTGAATACACGCTAAACGCAGAGGGGATGGAGAACGGGAGCAACAGCCGTATGACCGCTATTCCCCAAAGCACCAAAAATGTCTTTTTAGGCAACAGATTGATTGCCAAGGCGCGTATCACGATGATTGCCAAAATCATCACAGCCCCCGCAAAGCTCATTTGCAATAGGCTCATTTACACCACCTCACTCCAAGTCACCGACAATCTGTTTCAGCTTTTCGATCTGCGCGGCGCTTAATTTTTTCCGGCCCAGCAAGGCCGCAAACAGCTTGTCGGCCGAGCCGTCATACACCTTGTTAATCAGCTCGTTTGTTTCCGCCTCCTGCACATCCTCTTTTGGTACGAGCGCATGACACATGAAACCGGGGTCAGAGCGTTCAATCGCGCCCTTTTTAATACAACGCTTGATTAGGGTATAGGTCGTATTGACATTCCAGCCCAGCTCCTCGGTCAGCAGTTTAGCGATATATTTTGCGGGAACATCGCCATCGCGCCAAAGGACAGACATCACTTTCAGCTCAGAGTCGAAAAGTTTAATGGCCATTCAATCACCTCCTTTTAAGACCGTAGTAGTAGCTACGAGTATATACTACCACAGTCTTAACCCCTTGTCAATACTACTTTGGTCTTAAAAATAAAAAAGCGCGACACCGCGAAAGAACCGCCCCAGCTTTGGGACAAAATGTCTCAAAGTACGGCCCCATGTTAGCATTTGTGGAACGAATAGGGCACAGGACATATAAACATACCACCCCCCTGCTGAACGCGCCCGGAAACCCTTGATACAAGCGGGTTTCAAACGCCTAAATGCTAACAGTCCAGCCGTGGAAAATAAGCGGTTTTACAGCGCGTTCAACCCTATCCCCCCGCCCTTTCCCATTCATGGGAAAGGGGGCGGCTCTGGAGGATATATCCCCCGCCGCGCCGGGAGGGGTGGCACAGCCGAGGCAGGCCGTCAAGGGCAAGCCGCCGCAAGCGGCGGTGCTACGCACCCTTGACTGCCCACTCCCGCCTGTGCTCAATAGTAGGCGGCGACGGGGGATATACCACCAGAGCCCCTATACAAAAATGCGCGGGGACAACGGTTGCTTTGGGACATTTTGTCTCAAAGTTGCTATGGCGATAATTTGACTTTGCGGGTGGAATGGCCGGGGTCTGCTGGGGGCCGCCTTGATAACCAAAACAGGGCGGCCCCCAGTGGACTCCGGCCATATCGCAGAAAAAACCGCCGCTTTGAGTTTCCCCAATAGTGGCGGTTTCGTGTAGGTTGGCTCCATTCTTTAAGTGTCGTGTTATTATGCCCTTGTCAAATACACTAAACTGCTTTGGAGAAAACGGCAGCCCATATTGAATTCCTATCTTAGATAGTCAATACGCGAGGAGGAATGCTATGACGCAGGAAAACACAAATCAAGAGTATCAGTATATGACCCGCCGCATCGGTTCCACCACCTACAAGGTCAAGGTGTTTTTTAGCGATGGCGGCGAAACTCTGGAAGAAAAAATATTGCGGATGATCCGAAATGAGGGTAGCGCAGCCGCCCCTCCATGTGGTAAAATAGGAACACCACAAATGAGCCGTCAGTCTGAAAGGAGCGCGTCATGAGCGCACAGACTGAGAAAAAGATCACCGCATTGTATGAGAGGCTCTCTCGTGACGATGACCTCGCTGGGAACAGCAACTCCATTATCAATCAAAAGAAATATCTCGAAGGCTACGCTGCCGACCATGGCTATGGAAACTGTGTCCACTATACGGACGATGGCTGGTCCGGGGGAAATTTTGAGCGCCCCGCATGGAAACAACTCATTGCCGATATCGAGGCCGGAAAGATCGCCCATGTTCTTGTAAAGGACATGAGCAGAATCGGGAGAGACTATCTCCAAACCGGCTTCTATACGGAGGTTGTATTCCGGCGTCATGGCGTTCATTTTGTTGCCATCGGCAACGGCATCGACAGCAGCGACCCCAACAGTGGGGAGTTCGCGCCCTTCATCAACATCATGAGCGAGTGGTACTTACGGGACCTGAGCCGCAAGCAACGCACCGCCATCCGCGTCAAGGGCGAGTCCGGCAAGCCCACCACCAACTGCGCCATCTATGGCTATGTGAAAGACCCAGTAGATAAGTATCACTGGCTTGTTGACGAGGAAGCGGCGGCGGTAGTGCGGCGTATCTTTCAGCTTACCATTGAGGGCAAAGGGCCATACGACATCGCCCGCATTCTCCATGATGAGAAGGTGGAAGCTCCTGCTGTTTATCAAGCGCGGCAGGGGCGTGGGACATGGAAAAGCAAAGAGGAATTTCCGCATCCCTACAACTGGAGCGGCTTTGTGGTGGGACAGATACTTTCCAAGCCGGAGTATATGGGGCATACGGTAAACTTCCGCTCGCATAAAGAATCCTATAAAGACAAGATGCCTGTTTTCAACGCACCGGAAGATTGGCTCATTTTTGAAAACACCCACGAGGCCATTGTGGACAAAGAGACCTGGGAGCTTGCACAAAAGCTGCGGCAAACACCCCGCCGCCATGAACCCTTTGAGGAGGCCAATCCGTTCACCGGCCTGCTCTACTGTGCTGACTGTGGAGAGAAATTATACAACCATCGCAACCGCGGCACCAAGGATAAACCTTATCTCACTGACGGATTCAACTGCTCCAGCTACACCCTGTCCCGTCAGAAGCATTACAAAGCTTGCAGCAACCACCACATCTCCACCAAGGCGCTGCGGACGCTGGTGCTGGAGACCATCCGAGCCACTGCCTCGTATGCTATCTCTAACGAGGCCGAGTTTACCCGCAAGGTGCGGGAAGCCTCCGCAGTACAGCAGGAGCAGGCGGCAAAGGATGTCCGGCGCAGGCTGAACAAGGAGCGCAAGCGGCACACCGAGTTGGATGGGATCATCAAGAAGCTCTATGAATCCTTTGCAGTGGGGCGTATCTCTGACGAGCGGTTTGATACGCTGCTTGCCGGTTACGAGCAAGAGCAGAAAACACTCAGCCAATCTATTTCTGACGCCGAGAACGCCCTTGCCAACTTTGAGCAGGACACAGCAAGGGTTGACCGCTTTCTGGAGCTTGCGAAGAAGTACACGGATTTCGACCAGCTGACTACGCCAATGATAAACGAGTTTATTGACAGGATCATCGTCCACGCTCCTGACCGTTCCGAGGGCGACAGGACACAGGAAGTGGAGATTTACCTGAAGTACATCGGCAGATTTGAAGCGCCCACGCCGGAGCTTACGCCAGAGGAAATCAAGCGGCAGGAGCAGCTCCGCCGGCATCGTGTCAAGAGCAGGGAGCGCTACCAAATGATGAAGGCCGGCGAACATGCTGTTGGCCAGCCGTTCAAGCTGATCTGCAAATGCTGCAGAAAAGAATTTGAGTCCAAGCGGACAAACACCCTGTTCTGCGGTCCGAACTGCCGCACAAAATTCTACCGGCAGGAGGTTGCGGTGAACAGGAGCCGCGAATGTATCTGCGAAAACTGTGGTACGGCTTTTACCGCGACAAGGAAGAATGTCAAATACTGCTGTGACGCTTGCAGGGATGAGGCCCATCGAAAGATGCAGCGGGAGCGCAATGCGGCAAAGAGGGCGAAGAAAATTGCATAA